AGTTTATTGGTGGGCAGGTAAGTAATATGCCAGCTAAAAGTGCAAAACAAAAACGATTTATGCAGGCAGTGGCTAATAACCCTAAGTTTGCTAATAAAGTAGATGTTCCACAATCTGTGGGTGCTGAATATACTAAGGAGAACAAGATGAAAAAGAAAATGAATATGGGTGGTCCAGTAGCTGATGCTGCAGGAGCTCGCGCTATGGACCCAAGAATGGCTATGGCTATGGAAGCTCAACGCCGACAAGCAGCCGCCGGTGGTATGAAGAAAGGCGGCGGTGTTAAAAAAATGAAAATGGGCGGTTCTTTAAATGATAAAATGGGTCGAGCACTAGCAAGAACAGGTGGATCTAGCGCTCCTATGAACGCTAAAGGCGCGGCTATGAAAAAAGGTGGAAGCGTAAAAAATGAACTCGAAGAATTAGGTCGAGTAGACGCTGAAAAAGGTTATACCAACAAAGGTAAAAGCAACCTAAAAAGCGAAAAGAAACGCGTCGTTAACGAGATTAAGAAAAAAGGCTATAAAAAAGGCGGTATGGTTTCTTCTGCATCTAAACGCGCTGATGGTATAGCCCAACGCGGACGTACTCGCGGCCAAATGCGCTAACATGAGAGCTTCTCGTGGTATGGGGGCAATATTGCCGAGTAAGTGTTGTAGTAAGGTATTATCAAAACCTTCTGCATGTGCCTCTAAAGCTAAAAAGATGAAAGCTGGTGGTTCAGTTTTTAAGTCTCATATGATGTATGATGCAAAAACGGGCAAAGCAGTTAAGGCTCCTACTAAAGCTAAACACTTAGAGCTAAAGAAAAAAGGCTATGGGCACACTAAACCTACTAAGTTAAAAAAAGGTGGAAGTGTTAAGGATGCATGCTATCAAAAGGTAAAGGCTAGTTATAAAGTCTTTCCTAGCGCTTATGCTTCTGGGGCTATTGCTAAATGCAGGAAAAAGAAAGCGGGTAAATAATGGCTGTTCGTAAAACCAAAAAAGGCGCATCTTTAAAACGTTGGTTTAAAGAAGATTGGAAAGACGTAAGAACAGGTAAAGACTGCGGTAGAAAAAAAGGTGAGACTCGTGGTACGCCCTACTGCAGACCTACTAAACGTGTTTCTGCTAAAACCCCAAAAACAGCTGGGGAGATGACACCCGCACAAAAAAGATCGCGTATAGCTCAAAAGAAAAAGCTTGGGCAGCCTGCGGGAAAACCTCGTAGAGTAGCAGCGCTTAAAAGTAAGGGTAAGAAATAATGGCTACATCAGGTACACACAGTTTTAATCTAGACCTTAATTTGCTGGTAGAAGAAGCATTTGAACGGTGTGGAAAAGAACTCAGGACAGGATATGATTTAAGAACTGCCACGCGCAGCTTAAACTTGTTGACTATTGAGTGGGCAAACCGTGGTATTAATCTGTGGACTGTTGAGCAGGGAACTATTCCTCTTACTCAGGGGACAGCAACTTATGATCTACCTACAACTACTATTGATCTTATTAGCCAAGTCATAAGAACGGGAACGGGAACTACCCAGGCAGATATAACTATATCTAGAATATCTAATCCTACTTATGCTTCTATACCTAGTAAGAACGATACGGGCAGACCTATACAAGTCTACATAGATAGACAGGCAGAGATTCCTAAAATAACCTTGTGGCCTATCCCGAATGACGGAAGCTATACGTTTGTTTATTGGTTCCTTAAAAGAATAGCCGATGCAGGGACTGGAGCTAATACCCAGCATATCCCTTTTAGATTTTTACCTTGTATGGTTGCCGGACTTGCTTATTATCTGTCACTAAAGATTCCAGAAGCAGCACCCAAAATACAATTTTTAAAGCAAGAATATGAAGAGCAATGGGCACTCGCTGCTTCAGAAGACAGAGAAAAAGCAACGCTGTCTATTACACCTAGACAGTCATACGTTTAAGGAGAATTAAAATGGCAGAGAAAAAATCAAATAAACCTGAATTTACGTTTACAAAGACAAAAAAGCCAGAACCAAAAGGTGAGTTACAAAAAATGGCAAGGGAATATGAAGAAGACGCAAAAGAAAAAAAGGCGAATAAACGTAAACAAAGTCCTAAAGAAGCAAAGGCTATGTTGGAGAAGAAACGAGCAGTAGCCGAGAAAAAAGCAGAAGCTATTAAAACAATTAAAAATAAAGCTGGCGCAGGCTCTAAACTCGCGCAAGGTATGCCTGCATTTAAAGCTGGTGGGGCACTAAAAGCACCCGCTAGTCCTGGACTAAAAAAGTTACCTACAGAAGTACGTAACAAAATGGGCTATATGAAAGCTGGCGGAGCTGTTAAGAAATGTAAACGCGATGGTATAGCTGTACGCGGCAGAACCAAAGGTAGAACGGTTTAAAATGAGTAACGCTTTCGCTAGTAAAAAGAACGCGATAGCAGACTGTGATGTTTGTGGGTTTCAATTTAAGCTAACGAAATTAAAAAGCTTAGTTGTAAGAACTACAAAAACAGAAATACTAGCGTGTCCTGAGTGTTGGAACCCAGATCAACCCCAGAACTTACAGGGTATGTATCCGGTTACTGATCCCCAGGCTATACAAGATCCTAGACCTGATAAGAGTTTTGTTATTGCAGGACCTTATAGTTCTAGAGATATACAATGGGGGTGGAGTCCTGTAGGGCTATCTAATCCTCTACAGCTGGAAGGGCTAGAGAATAACTTGTTAGCACAAGGGCAAACAGGAATCGTAACAGTAGATATAACTTAGGAGAAGACAATGAAACAGAACGAAGAAAGAAAACCTAAAATGGTAGATGGTTATACACAACCACAAGACGTACCTGTACCTAACACAGCAGGCTACCCAGAAAAAAATGTTAAGACATCTGGAATAGTAACTCGTGGTAATGGTTGCGCTACTAAAGGCACTATGGCCCGTGGCCCTATGGCATAAGGACAAACGATGAATTATACAGAGTTAGTTGCTGCGATTAAGTCGTATACTGAAAACGAATACCCAACTGTAGATGTTAATCTTTTTATAGAGCAAGCAGAGCAGCGTATATTTAATTCAGTTCAAATACCTGATCTACGGAAGAACGTAACGGGTACTATGTTGGCTGGAAATAAATATCTAAACGTTCCTACAGATTGGTTAGCTACTTTTAGTCTAGCTGCAATTGATACAACTACTAACGAGTATACTTATTTACTGAATAAAGATGTAAACTTCATTAGGGAGTCTTATCCTGATACCGATAATACTTATTGGAAGAAGCCGGAATACTATGCAGTTTTTGATGACACGACGTTTATATTGGGGGCTACGCCAGACATTGCTTATGGCGCTGAACTTCATTACTACTACTATCCTCAAAGTATTGTTATTGCTGGTACTAGCTGGCTTGGGGATAATTTTGATAGTGTACTATTATATGGATCTTTGTTGGAAGCGGCTACTTACTTAAAAGATAGCGCGGAGACAATTATGAACTATTCAAATAGATATAAAGAGGCTATGGAGCTGATTACAAATCTAGGCGAAGGTAAAAATAGGCGTGATGCCTATAGAAGTGGACAAGCGCGTATCCCTGTTAAGGGTAGTGGGGGTCCTGTATAATGTCAGATACACTAAATACATCAGTAGGGACAGTAAAAGTTGTAATAACGCCTCCTACTAAACCGACTAAAACCAAGAAACATTTAGACTAGGAAGTTAATTATGGCAATCTCACAAGCAATGTGTACATCGTTCAAAGTTGAATTGATGACAGGAACACACAATTTTACTAACGGTGCAGATGTATTTAAACTTGCACTATTTAGAAACACAGCGGCTATTGCTGGTACTTTTGGTGCAGCAACAACCAATTACTCACAGATGGGCGCAGACGAAGTAGTAGGTACGGGATATACGGCAGGGGGTTACACGCTTACTAACGTAACGCCTACCTCTGGAGGCACAACAGCTTTTGTAGACTTTAGTCCTAACCCCTCTTGGGATAACGCTACTCTTACCTCTTCAGGTGCTTTAATTTATAACAGTACAGATGGAGGGGCAGCAGTAGCAGTATTAGATTTTGGTGCAGACAAGATTTCTACAGCGGGAACTTTCACAGTTATATTACCAGCTGACGATTCTACCAATGCAATTATTCGTATAGCTTAATAGGATCTTATTATGGCCCTCGTTTTAAATGACAGAGTAAAACAGCTAAGTACAACAACGGGAACAGGTACGTTTACACTAGGTGATCTTCCTGCGGGGTATCAGTCTTTTACTGCTGGTATTGCAGATGGAAACACAACCTATTACGCAGCTGTTAATACTGAAAGTGGGGTGACAGAATGGGAAGTTGGTCTAGGTACATTTACTGCAGCAGGGACTACACTTGCTCGAACTACTGTATACACATCTTCTAACTCAAACGCGCTTGTAAATTTTGGCACGGGCAGTAAAGAGATTTTTGTAACCTATCCTTCTTCGAGTTCAATTTTTAAAGCCGCTGATGGATCTATTTCTCTTCCTGGAGCAACTACTTTTGGTAGTACGGTTTTACTTAATCAAGACCCTACACTCGGCTTACAAGCAACTACTAAACAGTATGTAGATAATGCGGTTGCTGCGGGTTTAGATATTCATCCAGCGGTTAGACTAGAAGCAATAGGAAATTTAAATGCCCAATATGCAAATGGTTCTGCAGGAGTCGGCGCTACTCTAACTAACAACGGTACTCAAGCTGCGTTAGTATTAGATGGGGTTGCAGCAGTTGTCGCGGATAGAGTTTTAGTTTATCAACAAAGTAGCGCTGTTCAAAACGGCATCTATGTTGTTACTGATATAGGTTCAGCTTCAACAAACTGGATACTAACGCGAGCTACTGATGCCAATACTTTTGGTCTAAATGATCCTACAAAATTAAGTCAAGGTTCTTATACCTTTATTACATCAGGCAATACTGGAGCTGGTGAATCCTATGTGTGTAACACAGTAGGTGTAATTACTTTTGGCACAACAGATATAACTTTTGCTCAGTTCTTTGCAACACCTGTTTATACCGGAACAGCACCAATTAATGTATCAGGACAAGTTATATCGTTAACTGGAACCGTTGCTCCAACAAACGGTGGTACAGGTGTAAACACAGTTACAACAGGAGATTTACTCTACGGTAGCGCAACTGATACTTGGGCTAAACTCGGAGTAGGGACAGCTTACGAATCATTAGTTATTAATGCCGGTGGTACACAGCTCGAATGGAACGCTGTAGCACTAAACCAAGGTGCTGCGGTTTCAGGAGCTTTACCTGTAGGTAACGCGGGTACAGGTATTACTAGCTATACTTTAGGTGATACTCTTTATGCTTCGGGTAGTACAGCACTAGCTAAACTTGCAGGAAACACAACTACTACTAAAAAATACTTACAAGAACAAGGTAACGGAAGTGTTGCCGCTGCACCTAGCTGGGAACAAGTAGCCGCTGCAGATGTATCGGGGCTTTCTCCTAGTGGTACAGTAGATACTACAAATGCAGATAATATCTCTAGTGGTACACTACCTACAGGACGTCTTACAGGGTCATATACAGGGATTACCGGCGTTGGTACACTAACAGCTGGAACTTGGAATGCTACGGCTATTTCGATTACTTATGGCGGTACAGGAGCTGCGAATGCCGCAGACGCAAGAACTAATCTTGGACTAGGTACAGCAGCGACAACAGCAGCGTCAGATTACGCAACAGCGGCTCAAGGCGTACTAGCAGACTCAGCAACGCAACCAGGCGACGCTATATCTACTTTATCTAATGACGCAGGTTATCTTACCTCAACTACTGGGGTCACTAAGACTTCTAGTACAGGCGCAGGTTTGTTACCTAGCGGTACAACTGCTCAACGAGATGGTTCGCCCGCGTCAGGATATTTAAGGTTTAACTCTACCGAAGGTGAGTTTGAAGGTTATAACGGATCAGCTTGGGGTTCTATTGGAGGAGGCGCATCAGCAGGTGGTGCAATCTACGAAAACGCCAATGCAATATCAGCGGATTATACTATCACTACAAATACTAATGGTATGAGTGTTAGCCCACTGACAGTAGCTGCAGGAGTTACTGTTACTATTCCAACTGGGTCAAGATGGGTGGTATTATAATATGACTGTATCTATTAATGGTTCAGACGGCGGTACGGCTGTCACAACAACTACTCAGAAAGTATTGCAGGTTGTTAATACTCTATGGACTGGTACGGCCTCAACAACAAGCGCTACTCCAGTAGATGTATCTGGGTTTTCAGCAACAATAACACCAGCAGCTACGTCTAGTAAAATATTAGTTACAGTCGATACGTACATAGGATTCGATATTAATGATCCATACCCTTACATCCTATTACTGCGAGGGTCAACAAGTATTGCGACGGGTACGTCAGCTAGTGGGGTGCAAATAAATACGTTCCTTTCTGCACCTAATTACACATCAGCTTCATCGACCTCACAATATAAAGCGCACACAGTATCTAAAACTATCCTTGATTCACCAAATACTACAGACGCAACAACATATAAAATACAATTCGCTCAACCTTATAGTGGTTATACAGCGTATTTAAACAGAGTTGGGTCTACCGCTAATCAGCCTTATATACAGTTCCCGTCATCATCAATAACCCTAATGGAAATAGGAGCATAAATGAGTTCAATTATTAATGCAGACACAAGCGGCGGGCTAAAACTAGAGTCTGATGTTAGTGGTCAGCTAGAAATTCAAACTGCAGCCGCTACAAAGGTTACGGTTACTTCTGCGGGCAATGTCGGTATTGGTACTAGTACTCCAGCTCAAAAATTTGTAGTATCTGATGGGGGCGTAAACTTTGCTACATCGGTTAGTGGATCTGTTCAGAACATTGGGACTTTTACTGATAATACTTTAGCAGTTATAGCTAACTCTGTAGAACAAATGCGCGTTACTAGCGCGGGCCTATTGAGCTTTAACTCAGGCTATGGCTCAGTCGCCCCCGCTTATGGATGTAGAGCTTGGGTAAACTTTAATGGTACTGGTACTGTAGCTATAAGAGATTCTGCTAATGTTTCTAGTATTACAGATAGAGGAGCAGGTCTTTACACAGTTAATTTTGCAACTGCTATGCCAGATATTAACTATTGTGGAGCAACAAGTGCAATTGATAATATTACTGTTGATAACCAGAGAAACAGAATGGCAAATGCTTATTCAAGTAGCGTTAGTGCATCTTATGTAAATTCTTTTACTACAGATGGTGCAGCAGATGATGTTCAACAAATAAATGTAATATATGTAAGGTAATAAAGGAAAAGTAATGGCTTCAATTATAAATGCAGACACAAGCAATGGGCTAAAGCTTACCTCTGATACTACTGGTCAATTGGATTTCCAATCAGCAGGGTCTACTAAAGCTACTATTGATACTGCGGGTAACTTAAAGTTTGACTCAGGGTATGGGTCTGTTGCTACAGCGTACGGGTGTCGTGCTTGGGTTAATTTTGATGGTACGGGTACTGTGGCTATAAGAGAGTCTAAAAATGTTAGTTCTATTACTGATGATGGTGTAGGTAAATATACTGTTAATTTTACAACGGCAATGGTTGATGCTAATTATGCGGTAACAGCATCAGGTGGTAGGAGTAATGCTACCGAAACGCTGATGATAGGGAATAAAGGAACAACCGCACCTACTGCATCCTCTGTAAGCATTGTAACTCAAATATACACAGGCGCATGGGTTGACGTGGCTTATGGGAACATCGCCATATTAAGATAACAAAAGGAGAAGTAAAACAATGTCAAGAATAATATATGAAACAGACGATGGTGGAGTAGCAGTGATTGTTCCTGCACCTGAGTATCTTTTAACCAATACCATTGAACAGCTTGCTGCTAAAGATGTACCAGCAGGTGCTGCTTATGAGATAGTAGAAGATGATGTGGTACCTTCGGATAGAACTTTTAGAGGAGCGTGGACATGGGTATAACAGTAGACATAACCAAGGCTAAAGTCATTACTAAAGACAGGCTTCGTGTTGAACGTGAGCCACTGCTTGCAGCACAAGATATTTTGTTCCAACGCGCATCAGAAACCGGCGCTGACACCACAGCTATAGTGGCGGAGAAACAAAGACTACGAGATATTACTAATCAAGTAGACAGCATGGGTACACTTGTTGCACTTAAAGCAGCGTCTGTCTAGTGGCTATAATCTTAGATGGTGACATTGGGGTTACTGCAGCGGACGTAGCAGCCACTACTCTATCTATTAATGCTGGGTATGGGTCTGTTGCTACAGCGTATGGATGTCGTGCTTGGGTAAACTTTGATGGTACAGGAACGGTTGCTATAAGAGATAGTGGAAATGTTAGTTCTATAACTGATGATGGTGTAGGAAAATGGATAATTAACTTTGCCACTGCTATGCCTGATGCTAATTATACAGTTGTAGGTATGCAAAACTATAGACAGGATGGTTCTGATAACGTTTTAAATGTTGTTACTCAGATAAGGAGAGTCGCCACCCCACTTACAACAACTCAGGCTTATGTTGCAACCTCTTATAATCAGAGTACTCATGACGCAACTATTTCTGGTTTTGTAGTCTTCCGCTAAATTTAGATAAGGATAAGTAATGAGTTCAATTGTTATAGCAGGGAATACAAGTGGCGCGATCACTATAGCGGCTCCAGCTGAAGCTGGACTAAACACGCTTACGTTGCCTGCAAGTACAGGTACTGTGGCTTTGACAAGTGATATACCAGCCCCAGTTACAACAGTACAGACACACCTAAATACAACATCAAGTCAATCAATAACTGCTAGCACTCGCGCTAATATCTCAGGGCTTAATGCAACCATTACCCCATCTACTACTAGTAAGCGAATAAAGGTTACTGTTAGATGGAATGGTGAGTATTCAAGTACTATTAATTACGACACAGTTTTCGGTATAAAAAGAGATACGACTGATGTAGGTAACCCAGCAGCGGCAGGCTCAAGGTCTGTTGGTATAGCTATTATCTCACAGGGGTATTGGGCGGCTGATGCAGATAGCACACCTGATTCCGTAATGTACAGCTACATAGACTCACCTGCTACTACGTCAGCAATCACATATCATGCAACATTTATGCAAAAAACAACTGGAACTCTTTATAACCAGCGCACTGTTGGTGATGGTAATAGCACTGCATTTGAGCGCTTAACATCAACCATCATACTAGAGGAGATTGACTAATGATTGACCAAGCAATTTACAACACGCACTCAAGTGTAGTGGGCATCCATGCAAGTACAGATGCTTATGATGCACAAGGCAATTCCGTGGTCTTAGACATGGAGCTTGTTAATGCAGAAGTCACAAGACTACAGGCAGCCTATGATGCACAAGCATACTCACGTTTACGAAAGGCTGAGTATAACTTACTTAACCAAGATGAAATGCGATATGACGATTTAGTTAATGGCACAACAACTTGGCAAGATGCTATAGCAGCAATTAAACTAGCACACCCAAAACCATAGGATAAACAATGAGTTCATTAATTTTAACGGGGGATACAAGCGGGACTATTACTCTAGCAGCTCCAGCAGTAGCTGGGACTCATACACTTACTATGCCCGTTGCTACTGGTACTGCGGTATTAGAAGATGCTAGTGGTGTACTACAGATGAACTCAGGCTATGGTTCTAATGCTGCTGCTTATGGTTGTAGAGCATGGGTTAACTTTAATGGAACAGGAACTGTTGCTATAAGAGATTCTGCAAATGTTTCTAGTATAACTGACAGAGGCACTGGTACATATACAGTTAATTTTACGACTGCTATGGTAGATGCAAATTATGCTGTCGGTGGGGTTGCTGGTGGAGGTGATAGTAGTCTGTTTAATTTAGGAACTTCTTTTACTACAATTCCTCAATCTGTTTCTGCCTGCCCAGTTGCTACTACCTATGCAAATGGCTCAAACTATGACGTAATCATGATAAGCGTAATCATTTTTAGATAAAGGATAAATATTTATGTTAGGTCTTGTCCCTTTTGCTGGCGCTTCTATATCATCAGATGCAGGAAGTGTAGACACGCTGGTAGTTACAACCGGGGTGCAGGGCACTACTGCCTTAAATAGCGTAACAGTAATTATACACGTTGATGCAAACGTAACAGGCGTTTTTGGTACAGGAGCAATAGGAACCGTAACAATTACAGCGGGCGCTAACGTGTATCCAGCAGGCGTTCTTGGTACAAGTGAACTAGGGAAAGCGCTTGTGTGGGGTATAATTCCTACGGGCGATGATCCCAATTGGCAACAAATACCCACATAGGTATAATGGTATTAAACAAGAGAGTAGATAATGACAACATATTCAAATTTAGGAATAGCACTTATAGGGACCGGCGAAGAGTCAGGTACGTGGGGAACCGTAACTAATAATAACTTACAGTATGCCCTTCAAGAGCCTATTGCTAATACTATAGATGTGGCTGTTTCAGGCGGCGGTGTTACCGATACAATGACTTGGAACCCATCACTAAATACTACTCAGGCTGCAAGGTTTCTGCGGTTTAACCTGACAGGATCAGGTGGCGGTACTGGAAACTTAGTCGTTCCTACGCTTAGTGCGGGTAAAAACTATATTGTTAATAACTCCTCTAATAGCATAATTACTGTTAAAACAGCGGCTGGTACGGGTGTTGCTATCGGTGCAGGTAGTTCTCGGTCTGTCTACCAAGACGGAACAGATGTCGTTGTTGTTGATGATTACAATACTGATGCAGCAAGTTTTACTACTTTAGCAGTTTCTGGGGCAGTTACAGGTAATGGTTTTGTTGCTCGATTTGCTTCACCAGGACCTATTGGAGATGTCACTGCAAGTACGGGTGCTTTTACTACAGGTACTTTTACTACGCTAAGTACTACGGGTAATGCTACATTTGGAGATGCTTTAACTGACATAGTTACCTTTAATGCTGCAACAGCGTCAATCCCTAATAACTTAGCATTTAGTGGTACGGGCTCTTTAACATTGCCTAAAGGCACAGTGGCTCAAAGACCTACAGCAGTAGCAGGGATGATACGCTACAATACAGACACTAATGTCCTTGAGGTATATACAGGTAGTGCTTGGGTAACAGCTTTAAATACCACTGCTGTAGGAACAACCGTTCAACCTTATAGTACTAATTTAAATGCTCTTTCTACAAATGGAACGGGGACTGGGACAAGTCAGTATGTTCAACGCCCTGCTGCTTCAGCCATTGCTATCGGTTCTACTTTCACCGTTACTGAAACAGGGGGTGTATTGTATTTCTCTGTAAGTGGAGTTAACAAAGCAAAAATAGACGCGAGCGGAAACCTTACTGTAGTAGGAAACGTCACTGCTTACGGGACTGTATAATGGCCTTACCAGGTTCAGGAGTACTAACACTAGCTGACATTCAAACAGAGTTTGGCGGCACTAATCCCATAAGTCTTAGCGAATACTATAGGGGCGGGGGTTTAGTACCAGATTCGTCTCTAAATACCAGCGTCCCTACATCTGGTGTTATTTCTGTCAGTGATTTTTATGGCGCATCTGCACGTCTATCTTTAAATTATGCATCGACTTTTTCCGGCACTGTCGTTAATGGCACGAGTATAACCATTGGTACAGCGCGCGGTACTCGTATGGTCCATATACAGGGGGTTGCTATAACCGTTCCAACTTCAGGAACTATTGGAGGCGTTACAGCTACTTTCATTAGCGCCCCAAGCGGACTAGTGGGATCAGTATATGGGCACTGGCAAGCGTGGGCTAAAGTCCCTACAGGTACAACGGCAACAGTTACTTTAAATACTGGGGGTGGAACTC